CTCCTTTGAACTTGTTACAGGTGATAGTGAAGCAGTCCTAAAAGGATATGCTGATAATTCTATTGATGCCTGTATAACGGATCCACCTTATGCTATGGGTATGGGTGATTGGGATCACACAGTACCACCAACATCACTATGGCGTGAGGTATACCGAGTATTGAAACCAGGAGCATTCTGTTTATCATTCTGCTCCCCACAATTGTATCATCGTATGGCAGTAGCCGTAGAAGATGCTGGTTTCAATATTCAAGACCAGATAATGTGGATGGTAACTACCAAGATGGCTAAAACCAATCGTTTGAAGCCAGCACACGAGCCAGTAGCCGTCGCACAGAAGCCATATGAGAAAAGTCTAAAGTATAACCAAGAGAAGTGGGGTGTAGGGCTAATCAACATCGAACAGGCAAGAGTTCCTTGGGATAAAGAACCACCAAAGGGATGGGTCAAAGGTGGTGTTAGTCGTCGCACATTTGGTGCTGATGGTAAGACAACGGGCACACAAGCCGAGTTTGGTAAGGTTGATGCTAATCCTGCTGGTAGATACCCATCTAACATCATTGGTGAGGTTCAAGCAGAGCATCAGAAGTATTTCTATGCCCCTAGAGCATCACGTAAGGAGAAAGGTGAGTACAATGATCACCCAACAGTCAAACCATTGTCTCTTATGGAGTACCTAGTCAAGATATATTCACACGAGAATAGTCTAGTTCTTGACCCATTCTCTGGCTCTGGTACCACTGGCTTAGCTTGTAAGAATACAGGAAGATCATACTTAGGTATTGATATGTCAGAAGAGTATTGTAATATTGCTAGGGAGAGACTAGCATTTGGACAATTGCCAATCTGACCACTACACCAACAAAGGCACCACCAACACGCTATACTATATTCATACCAAACAACCACACCAATGACACCAGAACAACGCTACCAGGCTCTTTACCAAGAGATGTATCAGTTGTGTGAGGAACAGGGATGGGGTGATCCATTCTCGTATGCTAGAAGCAGGGAGATCCATATGGCTGGTGTCCTTGGTCATACTATTGCTGATGACTATTCAGGTGCTGATGCGTTTGATGAGGATGGTGGATGTGAATATAAGTCTACTATTGCGGATAAAGTAAATGCAACGTATAATGGTATCAGTGTGCAAGATACGTGGGAAGAGCAAGAACGTTTCATTAGAGAGGATAAGATTGGTAAGTACCCCAATCACTACTATGCTCGCTATGATGGTGGTAAAATTGCAGAGATCTGGAAGCTTGACTGTAAAACTGTATTGAGCATTCTTATGCCCAAGATTGAGAGACAGTATCCAAAGAAGAAGAACGGAAACCACAAAGACCCACGTATTGGCGTCACAGTATCAACCAAGGAGATCACAACAAATGGACAACGCATCCTTTGATAGTAAGAAGCTAATGTATTCTGGTGGTAGTAACGATGAGTGCTACACACCAGATTACGGTGTTACCCCTATCCTCAAGTATATCCCAGAGGGTGTTACTGTGTGGTGTCCATTTGACTGGGAAGGTAGTGAGTTTGTAAAGCAGATATCCAAGCAGAATACAGTAACATACTCTCATTTAGAAGCAGGTCAAGACTTCTTTACCTATGAACCTGACCACTGGGATGTAATAGTATCCAACCCACCTTTCACTAACAAGCGTCAGTTCTTTGAGCGTGCTCTATCATTTAATAAGCCATTTGCTCTTATTATGACTAACACGTGGCTCAACGATAGTGCTCCCAAGCAACTATTTGCAGAGAAGGACTTGCAGTTGTTGATGTTTGATAAGCGTATGAAGTTCAATATGCCTGATGGTAGAGCCAACGATAAGATCACATTCAGTTCTAGTTACTATTGCTGGAACTTCTTACCAAAGCAACTCATTATGGAGAAGCTAGTGGTGCCAAAGCAACAAGTGGCACAGGCACCGCCCAATGGGCTCACAGATGCCTTACAATAAGTACATACCAAACAACCCCACCAATGGCTGACTTCTCCGACTTCGTTGCTACTCGCTCCGACACCGAGCAACAGCAAGCCACCATCCTAGGCTACTGTGAGACTCTATGCCAGCTATTGACCAAGGATGCCCCTGAGAGCCACACATTCACCGTTGAGACGGCTCGTAAGTACCACAAGGTGATTATGACCACCCACGGCACCAACCGTAGCATCCACGCCTTTGTGGACGTTAAGACGGGAGCAGTACTAAAACCTGCTTCATTTAAGGCACCAGCCAAGGGCATTCGCTATAACCTCCTAGACCCCATCAGCCGTGAGAAGTGCTTCACTCGTGCTGGCTGGTGTAATCACTATCTCTACAATAACTGATATGTATATCCTACCCATCATCATCATTGCCTGCCTCACTACTGGTGAGTGCTTCAAGTCCAACAGCACGGCACCACAGGTACGTGAGCCAGTACCATACGGAACAGACCTAGAAGCTCCCCGTAGAGGGATGCGTGACCCCCGAGTAAGGAACTAACTATGAATCAAGCAAAGCAACTTGCCGAGAACCTAGCCTTTGATGCCTATATGCGGTATCATCGTATCAGACTAACTCTCCCCTGCCCTGATGTGGACCAGCTCCGAACCTATGACGTGGTTGATCGTGGTGATAGTTTTGTTATTCTATATAAGAACGGTATGGATGCTGGTAAGTCCACTATCTATGCTACAATAGACAAAGAGACCTGTGATATATGTTCGAACTACTTATAATATTAAACTTAATGAAGACACCCATAGAAGCCTCTGAGAGCATCAATGAGTTCTGTTCATATGTCGTTGGTATTCCCCACGCCAGCGACAACTTTACCGAAGAAGAGTGGGGTAGATTTGTATATTGTAGAGAATCAATCAGAGTACCCCAATGAAAAAGATATTTGCCCTATTGGCTGCTGTTGTAGCAGCTACACCCGCACAAGCTGGGTTTATCATCCCTGATGATATTGTTCCAACAGGTGGAGGAAGCGCTAGTACAATCTACTGGCGTGGATGTATTGATGAGAAAGGTGAGATTACTAACGTAGATGTTAAGTGCCGTAGACTCTTTAGGTCTAAGCCAACCCGAGCAAGGATAGAATGGAAGAATGCAAAAAGGTGTGAGGAATATACTCCTGGTTGTATAACTGTTGATGCTAGTATCCAAGTTGATGGCTGGAAGCTTTCAGTTGTATCAGCTAAAACTAGAAGACGCCGAGGTCTGCATGATGTATGGGAGTCATATTCACAACTAGATATGGCTCCATCTAAGAAAGGTTTTGAACCATATTCTATCAACTGTACTGATCCTGCTAGTGATATTAGAGTGCTAGACTTTGATGGTAAGCCAGAGCATATGTATAGAGCAGGTAAGTTTAGAAAGGATGTATGTAATAGTGTATTCCCTGAGATTGAACGCGATACAGCATACCAACTAGGTGAGTTGGCTTGTAAGATTAAAACAGACAAAGCAAAGAGGAGAGAATGTTGGGAAGACTTTAACCAATGGAAAGAAAACAGGAGGTATAGATAGACCAGTTCCCATAGTGTCCACTGCCCCTACACAGGGGCTTTTTTATTGCTACACTATATCCATAGTCACACCATAAGAATGATTGAAGCTATCACAGCTCCAAGCACACAGGTCACTGAAGAGGATGGACTCTTCTACATCACTATGAGCGTTGGTGCTGATGAAGTATGCACTGCCTGCTACATCTACGACAAGGCGCGTAGAGTGGTCATTATCCAATTAGACACACCAGTGGAGTATAGGGGTAATGGCTACGCCACAGCCCTCCTAGAGCGCATAGAGAGCCTTGAAGAGGCAGGACCAATCAGAGTCATCAGCACTAGCCACGCCGTTGGCTTCTACAATAAGCTAGGTTACACAGAAGTCTCACCGTTCGTGTTCCAAAGCTCAAACTGACCACTGAACCCCCACAGGGCACCTAGATGCCCTATACTATTCACATAAGCAACGGACACCAATGACCAAGAACCTCCACCTGGAACACCCCGAGGACCAAATCTTATCAGGCGACCTATCAGTGCTTGACTGGTTCTCCGCAATCTCAGAGACCAGTGTGAAGATGGATGGAAGTGTAGCGGTCATCTGGGGCATCAACCCAGAGAATGGTAAGTTTTTCGTAGGTAAGAAATCAGTATTCAATAAGGTCAAGGTTCAGATCTGCTACACACCACAGGACATCACCAAGTTCTATGGTGACCGTGAGGAACTAGCAGACATTCTCCTCACCTGTCTTGACTTTCTCCCCCGCACTGGTGGTATCTATCAAGGTGACTTCATTGGGATTGGTGGTAAGTCATCATACACACCCAACACAATCACCTATGACTTCGGTGCTCCTGTTGAGGAAGTCATTATCATTGCTCCTCACACATATTACGTTGGTGATACTATTAAAGATTGTGTTGCTAACCCACTATCACACCAATTAGAATCAACTGGTGATGTTCTGTTTGTTCAGCCTACTGTTGATTGTAAGTGTACATTCTATGACTCTGTTGATGCTATACGCACATCAGTGAAGAAGTCCAAGTTCTTGACTGATAAATCAGCCAAAGAGGTTCGTGTTATACTTAACGCATTTGTTCGCGAAGGTAAGTCCATCAGCCCACAACTACTAGAACAAGTTGTAGGTGACTGGAATCTCACTATGTCATACTTCCAGGTGCTTGACCTTAAAGAGCAGATGATGGAAGCTATGATAGTATATGATGGACCAAAGGCATTCATTGGTGATATGCCCGTAGCTTGTGAAGGCTATGTTCGCACTAACAAGTATGGTAGCCTCAAACTTGTAGATAGATACCAGTTCGCACAGGCTAACTTCAACAACACCAGGTTCAGGTCAAACTGACCCACTATCCAAACTGACCACTAATGTTCCCCAAGGCACACAGATGCCTTATACTACATACATAGCAAACGAGGCTTACCAAATGCTTATCAACTGGACAGATGAAGAGAGAGCAGCAGCCGCACGTGCTGACGTAAACATCTTCATTCTCAACACAACTCCACAAACTATCAAGGAGATGGACAAAGAACTGCCCACTGATACACATATCATTGA